GTGTAGGTTCCTGAATCACGCCGTGATTGCTGGCGGTCCAGTTGACGAGTGATCTTAGAAATTTCAGCATCGAGTTTTCCCCCTAACGTTGCGTGAAATTTTTTGGCAGCCAGAAACCGCTGGATCTTTTCTAGCGGACTTCGAGAGTCAAAGCGGAAGATCCAGCGGCCATCTGCCGGGATGTTTTGATTTAGTTTTTTTTGGCTGGCTTGAGTGAATAGGCAGCCTTGAGCAGCAGCTGAATGATCGAGTTTGATTTCAGCGGGCTCAGCGCGATCACTTCAGATAGCGCGGCCAGAATGATCCAGGTTGCGGGGGCGTTAAGCAGCTCGAAGATGTCCATTTGGTGTCTCCTGTTGTTTGGAAGTTAGGAAGATCCGGCCCCATCCTGACTCAGGTCCTTCACAAAGCCAACGTGCGGAAAGCTCCGCCCATGAGTAGCTCACAAATTTTCCGGTCTCGGCGTTGCCGCTGTAGCCGTCCAGCAATGACCCGTAGGGGTCATGACAGACGACTGCATTCTCTGAAGGGTCGAGGCCCAGGGCGACGATCATATGACCGCCCCAGGGTTTGCTGATCGGGCCTTTGTGCAGAATGCCCAAAACTACGGGCCGGCCCTGCCTGATTTCGTTTTCGAGGGTTGCGCGGGTCAGGTCATAGCGAAACACCGACTCAAGCCCATACAGCCGCAGAATTTTTGTCATCGCCGCGTGGTTCGTCACATCGTGCTTGCGGTTGACGAACTCGACGATCAGATCGTCGTCACCTTTGATAGATCCGGGCAACAGATAATTCAGGCACATTGCACAGCTGGACGGGTTGCACGTCCGGTGCGCCATTAGGGCGTTGTCTAGCTGCGTATAAAAAGGAACATCCAGGGTCGTGCTCACATCTTCGCGAGGGCTGAAAATATCAGCGAACACGCGGACAACATGCGGGGGCGTCATGCCCTCAAGCTTTGCGATTGCGTCGCGTTGATGCGGCAAGCCCTCGTAATGCTCGAATGCGCGCGCAATGAATCCCATTTGCCCTCCCTTAAGGTCGTCGGCCTTCCAGCCGGTCGACCCTGCGCTCAATGTCTTCAATCTCTTCTTTTAGCCAGGCCAGCGCCTTCTCTCGCGCTTGCTCTGATCTCTCAAGAATTTGCAGGGTTTGATCCTGCTTTAGCCGCAACTCAGAGAGCTGCACCTGGACGTTGACCATCAGCGTGCCGAACGCCATGAGCGAACCGATCACAGCAACGGGCAGCGCCTGACCTGTTCCAGACATCAGATTTTGCCAAAAACTCGGCCGCTGTGTCATCTTCGGCCCTCCTGTCAGCCTCATGTTATCGATCAATCCGGTTTCGATCCGGCGCTGACCTTTGTGGTTAGGCCGCTGCTGCCGAATGTGTGGCTGACAGTTTTCGCGATCCATTCCCCCGCAAGGGGTGCCCTGAATCCTTCTAGTTGTAACGGTCTTTCTGCAAATAAATCAGGCCGGCCCGGCATTGTGAAGTCAATTTGCACAGTCCCGCCGCGTAATCGATCAAGCTGGGCCTTCCCGGCTTTTTCCGCCAGTTCCCGCGAGGTGTATAGTTTTTTATCTCGGAAGATTGGCGCCGGTCCTAAGCGCGTTTGCCATGCTTCCGTCGTCTCGACTTCGACCTCACGGTTGGTTTCTTTGTCGCGAAATCTGGTGATGACGCCGGAGAACTGGCCGCGCTCTTTCACGGTTGCCGACAGGCTGGTTATCTCTTCTTTTTTGATCACTGCTGAGTTGAGCTTTTGGCCACTGGTGGAGATGCCCTGGCCCTCGGGGATGAACAGCAAGCGACCATCAGCAGGTTTTGCCACGGCCCCGAACAGCCGGCCCAGGCGCGTCATGAAGTGGGCGTCTGACTCGTTCTCTTGATCGATGTGTGTCACCACCTCGTCGACATAGTCAACATGCACGGCAGGGATCAGGTTGTGCTCGCTTGCGATGACTGTGATGATTTCGCCGATGGTCTGCTGATGCCAGCTGCGCGTTTTTGCAGCCTTGAACTCGGGCGAGCTGTCGGACGCTTTGCCCCTGACTGTCATGGTGTCCGGGTTGGTTTTAAGGGCCACCTCGTCGATCGTGTAGCGGCCCATATAAACAAGGTTGTCATCGTCATATCCGAGCCAGAGCTGCATTTCTGCGCGAGCCTCTGGGATCGATAATTTGTTGTCGCGATCGTCAAGCGTCAGGTCGAGCGTGTCGGACTTCTGCCCGGCCTCATCGTTGACGCGAATTGAGATCACGCGATCTGAGACCTTATCTGTGACATCATTGCCGCCGATGTCCAGGCGGAAGCGCGGCTGCATCGGATCAATCCCAGAGGTTCACGGTTTTCACCCCGGTTTCTTGCGGGGGCAGGTCTGGCAAATAAACCTGATCACCAGCCTCAAGGTCTGGCGTTTTTTTGGCCAGCTCGCGATTGCTTTCGTGGCTCAAGACTGCTTCAGTGCTGCCTCGGCCGTAGCCATAGATTTCTTTGCAAATAGCGTCCAGCTGGTCGCCATCGCTGCATGTGTACCAGAGAGCCATGGGATCACCTCACGCGAAGAATGAAAGGAAATTAAAAAACCCAATATCGTCACCGCCACCGCTGCCGGTGCTGGCGTCTGGGCCGTAGCTGACAAGCGTCAGCGAGAAATCGATGCAGCGCGGGATGGCTGGGCCGACAAACTGTTTCTCAGTGTCTTTGATGCTTTTGATGCACCACTGGCCCAGGTTGTTGCCGCGACCATCCACCAGAGACAGGGGCTCGCCTTTGTCGGCTTCCGCCCGCATGTCGTCAATCTGGGTGAGGCCTCCCCTGAAGTGCGGATAAATTCGACCCTTGAGGCTGATTGTCTCGGCCCCTGGCCCCACATACTGCGATGCCGGCTCACGGGCTAATCGAGCCTGCGAGACCCAGCGATAGGTCTTGGAGCGCTGCAGAGCCTCATGGGCCGCCGTATCCATCGAAAACTGATACTCGCCAAGCGTTAGCAATACTTCCTGAGCCATTAGTCATTCAACAGGGCGCGCATCCCTGCCTCCGCTTCCATAAGTGCATCATCCAGCCCACGGGCCACGGCTGCCGCGATGTCGTCGGCTGTGGCGTTGCTTTCGCTCACGCTGATGTTGATCGTGGGCGCCAAGCTCACTGACGCGCTGCGGCTGCCCAGCATCTGGGCGGTGTCACTTGCGGTGAAAATTTGGCCTGATCTTCGAGGGCTGAACAGCTCTGGCCCTTCCTCGCCGACGATGTAGGAACCGCCAGCCGTGACGGGGCCGCCTAGGGCTCTAAATCCTTCAGGCCCCCAGCTCGGCCCTGTTGAATTTAAGGGGGCGCCGGTAGGCCCAGACAGGCCCGGAGATGTGAGCGAGTTTGGAACCGTTGTGGTGTTGCCTCCATCATTCCCGCCGCCGCCGAAGATGTTCATGGGGTTGAGTGCGTTTGCAACCTTGCCCATGGCATTCTTGAACCCGTTGACCAGCCAACTAATCATCTCGGGCCAGATCTGTTGGAAGCCGTCCCACATGCTCTGCAGGGCGTCTTTGCCAGCCTGGAACAGATCAATTCCGGTGAAGTGCTTAACGATGTCATTGACAAAGCCCGCAATCCTGAGCGGCAAGGTAAACCAGATCTGAATCAGGCCGCTCACGATTTTGCCCGCGTTGTTTTTCACGGCATTGAAGCCGTTGGCAAAAAAGGTTTTGACGTTCTCGATTATTTCCATCACGCGCCCAGGGAGCGCGCCGAAGAAATCACCAATAGCGGTGACCACGTTGCCCACTACGCCGGGCAGGGCCATAAACGCGGCGGCTATCCCTTTGCAGATCCACCTGATCTCATTCCATAGGGCATCGACAAAATTTCGGAACGGTTCGACCCGCTTGTAGAGCAGCTGGAAAATGCCGATCACGACGGCGACCGCTGCAATGATCAGGCCGATTGGCCCCAGGGTCGCGACCCAGGCCCCGACCATCGTTAGCTTGAACGCTGCGATTGCTGCTGTGACTGCGCCAATGATTGGCATGGCCACAGTGATTCCGATAAAAGCAGCCGCTACAGCCCCGAGCAGCGTGGACAGAATCGGCATGTCTTGGAGCAGCCCTGCGATCGGTGAGGCGATAGCCGCCAAGGTTTCCGCCACCGCTGCGATCGGCCCCAGCAAGGGACCGCCAAACGCAATGGCTAGGCCTTCCAGGGCGGACTGCAGCCGCTTCATGGTTCCGGCCAGGCCCTTCATTCTGGTTTTGGCCTGTTGTTCTGCTGATCCCTCGCTGTCGGCAACTGTGTCGATCATTTTGGCCAGCTCGCCATTGGCAGCTGCCTGCATCAGGATCCCGCCAGCTGCAGCCGTCCGAACGCCGAACAATCTTTTTTGAAGATCTCCCATTTCCTGCGGAGTCTTCCCGAGGGCGACCATCTGGCTTTGAACGTCTTTCAGAATCTCGGGGAAGTCGCGCATATTGCCCTGAGAGTCTGCAACGGCTACGCCCAGCTCAGACAGTGCCTTTTTCGCGGTTGTATCGGTGGCAAGCCTTTGGAAGACGTTCCGCAGTGCCGTGCCAGCTTCTGCCGATTTCAGGCCACTGTTGGCCAGGATGCCGGCCATGCCAGAAACCGTTTCAAGTGAAACGCCCAAGCCCGGTGCAACGCCGCCGACCTTCTCAAAGACGCCCGCCATCTCTCGAACGTTGGTGTTCGCGCTAGAGCTTGTCTTAGCCAGCACGTCATTGATTCTGCCTAGGTCGCTGACCTGCAGGCCCATGCCGCCCATCACGTTTGTGGCGATGTCGGCTGCCTCAGATAGCTCAATAGCGCCAGCGGCGGCCAGGTTCAGAGTCGGGCCTGTGGCTTTGAGAATCTGTTCTGTGTTCAGGCCAGCCATGGAAAGCATTTCCATCGCGCCGGCCGCTTCTGTCGCCGAGAACTGCGTGGTTCGGCCAAGGTCTTTGGCCAGTCCGGTCAGTGATGCGAAGTCTTTGCCCGTGGCACCGCTAACGGCCGCCACTGCCTGCATGGACTTCTCAAAATCCATGGCCGTTGTCACGGCCCCCTTGATGGCGAAGCCCAGGCCACCCGCTGCGACAGCGGCCGTTTGGAAAGCGTCAGACCTTAAAACGTTTTTGAAGCCTTTCGACCCTGCGGCCAAAGGCTCCGAAACGCTGCGTTTAATTTTTTCATTGAAGGTCAGAACGCGCCTCTGGACCTTCGCAATGCTTTTTTTGAAAGACTCGGAGACTTCTGCCCCGAGCAACAGAGTGAGCTTCGCTGGTCCTTTTGCCATTGCTTAGCCCCTCCGTGTTTTGGCTTTCGTTTGCTTGGCGATCTCTTTCTCGATGTCCTGAGCCGTCTTGACCCAGTCGGTGAGATCTTCGATTGTCAGATCTAAAATTTCATCTAAGCCCCACCCGGTCATTTTTGCGAGGATGACAACGCCTCGCCTTAAGTCGGCGACTGGGGCGACTGGAAATCCTGCAACACCTCAGACAGTCGGGTGAAGTCGACGGTGTCCAAGGCCTCGATGGTCGAGGGGGGAACCTCGCAGAGATTGGCGAAAAATTTCACCGCTTTTTCTACGTCGGTTCCCTTTGCCTTGTCGGCAATCATCTGATCGCGAACGGTCGGCCGTCTCATCGTTAAAGAGTCGACCGACACCCCATCAATCTCAACCTCATAGGTGAGTTCGATGGTTTCAGTTGGGCGCGGTTTTGATGCCATCTAATCAGATCCCCATTGCAGTGCGTAGAGATTCGAGCTGATCGGTTCCGTTGATGATCCGCTTCATGTTCTCAACATCGATCTCCTGAAGGATTTCATTAGCGATGCTGAGCTTGTAATAGCGAACCTGCATCTCGAAACTAGCCTCAGTCATCGCGCCAGCCTCAAGGCTGCCGGGATCAAACTGAGAGATCGAGCCGGTGAGGTTGACCACCAGGGCGACGGCGTCCTGATCACCGTTGCGCTGCAAAGCGCCTCGGACGGTCAGATCGACGGCGTTCTGATCGTAGAGACCGAAGAGCTTCAAAACCTCAACGTCATATTCGGCCAGGGTGAAACTGGTCGTCAGGGCCTCCATGCCCATATCGATAGCAATCGGAGCATCGAGCCCGCCGGCTCTGTACTCTTCAGTCGCAATGCCCAAGGTGGGCAGGGTCATCTCGGTGACTTTGCCGGCGTAGCCGGTCCCATCAACGAAAAGCGAAAAATTTCGCAGGGTGCGTGGCAGCATTGATCAATCCTCCTCAGGGTGTGGGTTCAGTAGAGCCAGAACCGGACTGATTAGCCGTGGACTGGTTGCCGGGGTCGTTGTTGTCGGTTTGTGCCAGGGCTGACTCATCATCCTTCTCACTGTCGGTGAGAACGTTGACAAGGAAGCCATTCGTCAAGATCGAACGGAAGCGCACGCGCTCGGCGGGATAAGTCGGGGTGATCTCGAAATCAATCGTGACCTGTCCGTTGCTCACGTCGGTTGCGCTGTTGGCGTCAGGATCGATGAAGACCCGGCTGCCCAGGATTGCGCCGCGTGTTTCAAGGCTGCGAAGGTAAGACGCGACGGACTCCGAAACGTCTTGCAGATATGTGCGAGTGATGCAGCGATCAACGGCCCACAGGTGGGCGCGCATCACGCTTTCATTCACCATGTCGATGATGCGGCGAGTGCTCAGGAATTGATATTGAGCATCTGTTGTGGTGCTGTGGTTGCCCCAAAGGCGGAAACCACCTTCTCTAACAATGGTCGCAACATCATTCTCATTCAGGATGTTGGCCTCGGCGTTCTCATCGCCCAGGAAGAAACCGACGGCGCGAGATGTGCCGACGATGCCCTGAATGATCCGGTTGCTGGGTGAATACCAGAAACCGCGCTCAGCGTCAGATTTGGCAATTACGCCAGCGACGAAAGCGGAAGCGGGCAGCGTTGTGCTTGCGCTTGTTTTTACCCAGGGATCGACAACATAGAGACGATCAGAGACGTGTAAATCTGCGTATGCTTGCGCGTCGGCCTGGGTGGTGTTGGGACCATCAGCCACGACGACTGCGCGAAGACGATCACCAACGCCGTTAGAGCCGCTAGCGATTGACACCAGCTGGGCGACAACGGTATTGGCGACCTCAGAGCCAGGGGTCAGGGTGCATTGATGTGTGTAACCGGGAGCGCACAAGATCTTCGGGCTGATGCCCAGAGTGCTCTCAGACTTCAGGAACGCCCAGACGCCTTCCTTAGTTGTCGAGTCTCCCTCAAGGTTGGTGATTGTGGCCGCCTCATCTGCGCCCTCGGCAACTCTGACGACAACGACAGTCGCGCCAACCTGAGAAAAAATTGCCTCCATTGCTGGCTTAAGGGTGCCGCCATCCCCTAAGAGAGCAGCTTTCGACCTGCTGCCCGAAATCAGAACGGGCTCGTTCAGTGGGAAAACTGCTGCGTCGGCGTTGGGAGCTGTGCCAATCAAGCCAATCACGGCAGATCGGACGGTTTGCAAGGGGCGGACCCCCTGAGTGAGTTCCACGACTTCGACGCCGTGAAGGAAATTGGTTGGCATGTTTTAAGGCCTCCTAGTCTGTGTTGGGTGGGGCCACTCGTCGGCTCCATAATCGTCCGCCCTATTGTAAGCGGTGTGATTGGTGTTGGTTTGCGCCGGGTATAGCTGCCTCATTTAAGCGTGCCCCCATAGCACAAGAGAACATCGACGGCCCGCTGTGACTTTGCGCGCGCGATGAACCATCATCGAGGAAAACATGATCATGCGTCCCTGCTTTCGTTCGGGGATCGGGTCATCTACTGCAAAAAATTCAAGCCCTCCCCCTTCATATTCAACGGGCGGCGTCAGCTCGATCGACGCCGAAACGTGGCGCTCGTTATCCGCGCCATGGTTGAGGCTGTGCTGATCGTAGTGCCAGTCGTAGAAGTCGCCTTCCCTGTAATCGCTGAACTGCACCGGCTCGATGTGACTCAAGCTGCAACCGTACGTTTTCTGTGAGAGCCAGCACATGCGCTCAACGCACAGCTGCATCAGGTCGTCGACCTCGCAGCCCTGGTCAAAAAAACTCGTTTGGCCGTGCCTTGTCTCAGGATTGGGAACATCGCCGCCACCGACAAGCGCGGGCATCAGTTCGGCGGTGCCTGCCTCGATCAAGCGCAGGCATTGCTTAGGCGTCAGGACATCATCCAGCCATGAGTAACCAACGCGCATCAGTGCAGCCTTTCCGGCGTGTGTGGAAACTTTAGGTTGAAGCTGATGATGATTCGATCCGTCTCAGATTTGTTCGGGTCCGTGTAATGCGGCAGCCATGAAGGGAACAGCAGCAGATCCCCAGCTGTCGGGGTCCAGCGGTCGCGCGTTCCTTCGATCGGAAACGTTGAGCCGCCGCTGTTGCAAGCGACCTTCGCCACCCAGCTAGGGTCGCGGAAAACGATGTCTCCGCAGTCGTCAGGGGCTTTCACATAGAAAACGCCGCTGACCAGAAAGCCGCTGTGAATGTGCTCGGGCACATAACAATCTTTCGGGTAGATAGTTGTCCACATATTTTCCATTCGCACGCCCTTTGCGTCCCATCGATCAGACAAGAGATTTTGGCTGCAGCTCAAAAGCGCAGCGCTGATCCCCATCCAGTCCCAGCAATCAATCAAGTTCTCAGTCGCGAAGGATGTGACTCCCTTCGCCTTAAATTCTTCTTGGCTTTCGCTTTGCTTCTGTCTGTTCCATTCGTCAGAAACAAGCGCGGCCCTTTTTGCGTTGTCCCGGAACCTGTAGGCCCCCGCTTCGGCGTCAGCCAATAGGTCGGGATCAGAGAGGTTCCCCACCCACAAAGGGGTGGAGAACAACTCAAAACACCGATCAGATGATCTTTGCATCTTCAGGCCCCAGGGGTTCGCCGGTCCATGATCCAGACTCTTCATCCCACTGAACGTTTTTCAGATCGGGGGAAGGCAAGACAGGCGGGCTCATTTGTCCCGACTTGTCGTTGTAGGTCCAGGACGCATAGGCTAGCCCGGCGTTCCAGGCGGCCTCTACTTCGGCTTTGTAGGCCTCAAGCTCTTCAGCTGTTTTTGGCCTAACAAAAAACTCCCTTTGCCAAGCGCCGTCGACCTTGTGGTATTCGCCGTCAGTTTCGACGACTTCATTCCAGTTGATCGATGGCTCGTCTTTCGGCACGAATTTTTCGAGATCCTCAGGGATCTCTCCGTTCCGATAACCGTGCTCGTGGTAGCCGAGGCTGCGCGCGGAAGACAGAGACATTGGAAAGCCCACAGGGGCGCCATCTTCGACTTTGATAAAAAACGAACTCATGTCTGATCCTCGCAGTTGGTGTCAGGGTAAGAACGAGCGGACGTAAGCTCGCCGCCCCACATGATGCGGACCGCGCCGCCGCCGCCGTCTCCGCCGCCGTAGCTGGTCCCAGGACCGCCACCACCGCCGCCGGGGAAGCCGCCTTGGATGTCGTTCGTGTTGTAGCCGAAGCCCCAAGGGTTTTCGCCACTGCAGCCGCTGTAGCCAGTGAACTCGCCTGAGATGATCCCGGTGCGCCGTGAGCCGCCTTCGCCGCCCAGGCCGTTGTGTTGCCCGCTGTTCCAGCGGTGAGAGCCCGAGTTCACGCCGCAACCCTTGCCGTTGCCGTCGTTGCCGTACGAGGAACCTTGTAAGGCGTTTAAGTCAGTGCGTCGACCATAGATGCCAACGCCGCCGCCTGCTCCGGTGCCATAGGTGGAGCTGTAGTAGCCGCCGCCTGCGCCAGAACCGCTGTTGGTGGGTGAGTTTGATTGGGAGTCGCCGCCATTACCGGCGTAACCGCCAGCGCCACCGCCGCCGTTGTAACCACAGGTGCCGCCTCTGCCGCCACCGTCGCCGGAGTAACCGCCGCCGGTTCCGTTGTGGCTGTAGCCCATCCCGGAGTAACCGCCGGGGTTGCCGCCCATGCCACCGCCGCCACCGGCAACAGTGCCACGGCTGATGAAATAGCTATCACCGCCGTTTTGGCTGTTCCTTGTGCCTTTCGTTCCCACCACGACTGTGTAGGACTGGCCGGGGGTCACGGAGATGTTGTTTTTCCAGCCCAGGCCACCACCGCCACCGGCTGGGGATGCCCAACTTGATTGTCCGCCGCCGCCAGCGCCAACGCACACGGCGCTAACGCTGTTGACGCCAGGGGGGCAAAGCCAGGTGTAGCTGCCTGGGGTCAGGAACTCATCCTGACCAGCAACCTGCCACCAGGACCCCTGCAGAACGTATGAGGAATAGTCGTTGAGCTTGTAAACGCCCGTCCTATCACCGGCGTTGCTGCCGAAGCAGTTGTCATTTTTTGACATTGTTCAACCTCACGCGGTGATTTCCAAAACGCCAATCGTGGCGCTCAGATTTTGGTTGCTGTTGGTGCCGATCCTGATGCCTTCTCCGGCCTCAAGGATGATTTTGTTCTGCACGACTTCGAGGCCTGTGTAGCCAGCGATGTTCGCGTTGTAGAGCAGGCAGCTCGAAACAGATCCGTTCGCGTCGACGATCTCGACGGTGCCGGTGATCACGCTGCTTGTCTTGTTTGAGATGGTGATCGCGAGAACAACGGCGGTATCGCCCGTATTTGCGGGCGCCGTGTACATCACGCTAGAGCTGGAAGAGACTGGGCCGCCAGCGCGTTTGAAGGTTTCAGCCATGGTGTTTAATCCTTTTGTTTGTTAGCCGAGTGCGACGGCCAAGCCAAGGCTGGCGCCAGCGTTCGCAAGAGCAGTTGAATCCACATAAGATTTTGTGGCTGCTTGCATTGCCGAAGTTGGATTGTTCGGCAGTGTTATTTGCCCTGTGAGCGTGCCACCGGACAGATCCAGTTTGCCGGCTAAGGCTGTTGTGACCGTAGCGGCAAAATTTGAATCATCGCCCAGTGCAGCAGCCAGCTCATTCAATGTGTCGAGCTGGCTAGGGCTTGCGTCAATCAGGGCCGCAATAGCGGCCGCGATTTCTGCCGTCACGGCGGCGGCCGAGGGCCGGGCCGCCATGTCGGTATCGATTGCGTCTAGGGCATCCCTGAGACGAACCACGTCAGCCGCGAGCAAATTGCTCGGGTAAGGCTTCGGATAGTTCTGTTGGGTCGTGCGTGTGTCAGTTGTCATGGGTTAGTCCTCAAACCATTACGGCGCGAATGTTGCGGATTTTGGGACGGCCTGCTGCCGTGCCAGAGAGGTTCAGTTTTACGCGGGTGGAAGTCAGAGCGACGATTCCTGTGTCCTCGAAAACGTACTCAACCCAGCCATCGCCGACCGGAGTGGCCGAAGCCAGGGCCATTGATTGGTAACCGCTGTTGTCGTATTGAGGGACCACGCCAGCTCCGCCGACAAGCTGCGCCTCAAAGATGATCCGAATTGTCGAACCACCATTGGTGATGTCGAACTCTCGGCCCACATAGGTGCCGGCTGTGTCGAGCGTCGCAGGGATGCTCAGGACTCCGGGGTGCAGGGTGGGCGATTCCGTTGAGGTGCCCTCAAGGATTGCCTGAATCTGCATGGTGTCGCTCACCGCTGCCTCAAGCTTGATGGCCTGATCAGGTGCAAGCAGGAACTCTTCGCCAGTGCTCCGGGTGTACTTGAAAGTCACGCGGGAGCTTGTCGCGGGGATGTCGACAGGCGCAGCAACTAGCAGGTCGGTCATGTTTGAAACCGTGATGCTGCCGAGGTTGATGGTCTGCGTCGTTGAGGTGAACTCTGCCCCGTAGAGCTTGAATGTCAGGTCTCTGTCGTTGTGAACCGTCCAGGTGGTGCCGTTGGAGCTGCTGAGCAGAACGCCCACGGTGTAAGGCTGAGCGGTGACGAACTCCTGAGCGACGGTGTCGAACTTGCCCAGTTCTGCGACTCGAACGGCGTGGGTGTCGTCGTTCGTCATCAGGACAACGAAATACTCTTGCGCTGCATCCAGATAAATCGGGAAATCAAAAGTCGCGCGGGTGTATCCAGTCGTCTGAATGTCGGTTCCCTTGATCCGGGTCCGGGTCACAGAGTCGGCGCTAGGGAATCCGTTGTCACCTAGGACAATGTCAACGACAACGTCGTTGTCTTCATTGCCATGCGCGGCGAACATCAGATCAATGCCGGTAACGTGACGGCCTTCAGGCAGAACAAAGCTCTGCGCGAGAGGGTCGCCCCAACCCCAGCGACGGGGTGCCGGCGGTGGTGGGGGTGGTGGGCTCCACCATCTCCACGTCGTGGTTGTAGTAATGCTGTTCCACTCGCGCTCGACGAGTGTGCCCTGTCCGGTGTAGACGGCAGATCCGAAGGATCCCTGCACGCCCAGGAACTGGACCTCTTTAGAACCGGCAGGGATGTCAGCGGGAACCGTGAAGGTGCCGCTCACGTCGCCATCGCCGTTGGCAACTTCGCCGTTGTTGCCCAGGTGGACACCGTCAAACGCAATATCTGAGAGTGCCTCGCCAGAGTCGAATCCAGAGATGGTGAAATCCACCACCGTCTGCCGCAGGTTCGCGATGTTTGTCCGCACCTCTGATGCCAGCTGCACCACCGTGGAGGTGGAGGAAGACGACATATCACCAGAGCCAATCGTGAATGATTGGGTGCTGAATGTGGTGTTTTCGTCAGTGACAACCCAGAGATCCACAGCGGGATCCAAGGTGACATCGCAAGGGATTGGGTCGAAGTTCCCGTATGGGTTGATCTTCATGAACCCGGTGAACATCTCCTGAGCGATCAGGGTCACGTCCTGATATGGGAGCAGTTCGTGGGTGTCGTTGTTTTGGGCAGCCCTTACGGGTGCGCCGTTGATAGCCAGCTGAAGTTCCTGATTAACGATGACGGCGTCTTGAGCGACGCCTGCATCTCTCAGATCACCATCAAGCAAGGGATCAGCGAAAACGCCGTATTTTGCTGTGGGCTCTTTGAATGCCAGGTCTCGCTGCAGTCTTTCCTCAGCGACGATGCCGTAAAGCTCAGCAATGGCGTTCTTCATCTGGCGCTGTTCGCGCACAGAGACAACCTTGTGCCCGTTGTTGGTGACTTCGGGAAGGTTGGTTGAGTGCCAGGTTTGCTTGTATTCAGCAATCTGGAGTTCGTTATACGGAACGGTCGGAGCAACGGGGTTGAACGCTGTCGAAACGCCCCTGTTGCGATGGAACAGGCCGTCAGGATCGAGGCTGATGACATCAATCCGGGGCATCTTCCAGTCGTAATCCACCAAAACGAGGGTGGACGCGACGGCGTCGACAATGTCGAAAGCGCCTAGATCAGGGTTGATGTTGGTTGCTGCCGTGCTGGTCAGGAACCGATAAGTCACGTCATAGGTCGAACCCGGTGCAGGCTCAGCGCCTGAGGGTGACCAGTCGACCTGATCGGCCGTGAGGTTGTAGTCAGTTCCTGCGCTGTAGGTCGTGCCGGACTGGCTCACGCTCTGAATGCTCAGAACTGAGGTGTCGGGCAGTTGATCCAGGGCGCCGCTAAAGCTGCCGTGAGTCAGGGTGACCGTGACCTCTTTTGTGATCACCACATCGTTGATGGTGGCCAGAGGGAAGCGGTTGACGTTCAGGGTTTGGCTAGTGGGGCCAGCCGAAACCTTTGGTTCGTTGCTGATTGACTGCAGCTCGGGGTCAATCGGAAATGCCAAGCTCGTCGCAACGGGCTTGTTCAGTTTGTTTCCGTAGACGTTGGCTACGCCTTCGGCAGCTGAAAATGTGTAATTCGTGTTCGTGGCGTCATAGCCAAGAGCTGAGAGACGCAAGCCGCTGACGATATAAGAACCGTTCGCGTCACGGTCATATTGAGCGACAAGCTTTTTCGCAGCGTCCAGAACAGGGGGCGCCTCGATGGTGACAAGCGCGCCGTTGAGCACGTCATAGACACCGTAGAAATCGCCAGTTCCGCCATCACCTGACCAGCCCCAAGAGAGGGTCCGTTTGGTGCGGCCTGCGCCTGGCTCCTGATAGTTGCGCGTACCTTGTGCAGGATCGCGAAGGCTTGCATCTTCCAGTTCAGTGACTGTCGATGTGCTCAGTCGAACGCCAATCTGCAGGCTTCCAGTTGTGGGAACCGTGATTGAGGCTTGATCGACAGAACGGACAGCGCCCAGAACGTAAAGCGTTCCAGACTGAAGGGTTGCTGCCCCTGTCTGCACATTGACGGTCGGCTGACATCCAGAAATGACAGCGCCATCTTGAAACAGGCTGTTTGCAATCTTAGTAATCCGATCCGAGAGGATCGCTTGGCTTTCGTTCAGCTCGGCAGATTGCAGGCCTTTGCTGGCACGAAACAGCAGCTCATCGTATTGATCAGCCGCCGAGAATCGGTTGTAGTAACCCTGAAGACTCATGGTTTTTTCCTTTAGAACGTTAGAACGAACTCGAACGTTTCCCGAGTTGCCGGGGTCCGAATGATTGAGGAAACGTGTTCGATCAGATAGAGAGTCCCCGAGCTGGTGACCTCAGTCGACGCATCGAAAAACATCTGACCAGCTGGCAAGCTTGCCCCGGTCACAACGTCTAAAAAGATGCCTGTTTCTCTGATGGTTGCAGATGATGCGTCAGAGAAATCAAGAGTGAACTTGCAATAGAGCAAGTTTGTTTCTGATGCGCTCACGTCATATCTGCCACTGGGCAGGCTGATTGCCCCTTGCGCCGCTGACGACACAAAATCGACCTGTGCGGCCTTTCGGTAACCGATCGCGTCATAAAGCGCGGTCGAGTTGATGTTTTCTGGATCGACGCCGTTGGCGTCCCAGCTGGTTTGGCCTGCGCCAATCCCTAGAAAAATGTCGCGGGCTTTAACAGAGGCTGCCAGACCGGCCCGCCCTGTCGTTACAAGTGTCGCCAAGGGCTCACCTCCATGGTTGTTTGCATTATACGGGCGTGTTTAGTTATGGGTTTCGTGGACCGACTCGACCGCAAGGCTGGCGATCTGCCACCTCGCAATTTTGCCCCACATGAACTGGTTAGCCCATGAGATTGTGGACTGATCGATCCATTCGACAGAATCCCAGCTTCCGGCTGCCCAGTCACTAGAAGCGTCGACCCAGTCTGTCGCACCTGGGCCTGCCCAGTCGCCAGCCTGCCAGGTCGGCTCGACATAGAGCGCGACGGTTGCGGGTTGATAGCTTCTGACGTGTTGCCGGTGCGCTGACCGGGTCTGATGGACCCCGGAGATTTCCACAGCGTTGTGGAAACGATCAAAGCGCTGCGAGACAGGCCAGCCAAGCGTTGCATTTGTTCCGCCCAATCCGTCGTCAGTGTCGGACAGGTAGAGGTGCGTCGTGTAATGGTTGCTGACCCTTTCGAGCTGTGGGAATTGCTGCCAGCTGTAGGCCTCGCCCCAGGTCGGTTCGTTTGCTCCGTCAAACCAGCCGGGGAAGCTCCAATCATTCCCAGGCTCAGACCATGCGGGGCTTGTGTCTGCCCAGGTGTCAAACTGCTCTGTGTGCCAGGTGGCAGCGCTGCCGTGATCGCGGGTGATCGCCTGCTCATTAAAGAGCGGGATGTGCTCGCTGAGGCGCGTGCGTGACAGCTCGAAGAGATCGTCATAGGCGAGCGTCTTGTAGTGCTCGCGGTGCGTTGGCACCAGGCGCAGCGGGTTGCCGATGAACAGGTCGAGCGCGTAGAGACCGCCCCAGACCCCAGCGATTCCGCTGTTGTGCGCGTCCCAGTTGAAGTTGACCGGGGCGGTTGTGCGGTATTGGAACCGCTGCTGTGCGCCGTTCGCGTCGTAGAGCGAGAACGTGTCGACCGCTCCAAGCTTGTAGTGCCAGTAATTTGTAAACAGGAAGTTCGTGTGATACTCGACCCGCTGCGCGGAGATCGTTCCGGCCAGCTCGTCGATCTGTATCGTCTCGACGGCGTAGCCAACGTCTCTGATGGTGCCCGTGGAGTTCCATCCGAGCGTCCCAAGCACGCTGACCCAGTTGTTGACCAGACCCAGCTGGTGATCGCTGCCAGCGTGTTCTGCTGTTGTCTGGTGGCTGCGTTCTGTCCGCTGATCCTCGAAGAATCCGAGCGTTGCGTGGGTGTTGCCAAGGATCCCGTCAGAGTCGGAAAGGTGCCCGTTCTCTGAGAGGGTGAGCATGGTGCGGCTAAAGCCCAGCACCTGCTCAAGCTGAGGCATTGATGTCCAGCTGAACGTGCTGGCCCAGGTGTCGACAGGTTGCTCATCAACCTCAAACCAGCCATCCGGGCCATCCCAGGTGGCAGAATCCCAGGTCTGGTGAGCTGACTGCCACTGACTGGACTGTGTAAGCTCCACGACCAATGTGGTCGTGTGGCTCCGGGTGTTGGTGTAGAGGTTCGGGATCGGGGTGTGCTCGCTGAGCCGTGACCGCGAAAGCTCGAAACTGTCGTCATAAGACAGCTCTCTTGTGTGCTCGCGAAGCGATGGCAGCAGCTGAAGCTCTGTCCCGAAGAAAACCTGCCCGATGCGGAAGCCGTCATGGCCCCCTGGCACTTCATTGCGGACCTGGATTGTCCGCCGGACTCCGTCCGCGTCATAAAGCGGGACGCTGTGGAAATCGCCCTGCTGATAAGTGCCGTTGACAAGCTCGACATCAAAGCCGCTGAGCGTTCCGGCGGCTTCATCGAACACGACTGAATCGAGATCGAAATACTCGGGATATCCATGCGACGGGTCACCGTCTGCGAAGGACGTTTTGCCCAGCGGTAACCAGGCTTCGCCGACGCCCAGGCGGTGCCCTGCGCCATCTCCAAAAATGTGATCTGTAACGTCCTGGCGGTTGTTGAACTGCCAGTTGCCAGAGCGCATGTTCCCGGCAGGGATTTGCGTGACGTGTGGGAGGAAGTTTGTTGAGCCGGCAGCGGTGTAGGCCTCGCCGTGCGTGAGCGGGAAAAGTTCGCTTTGACCCTGATACTGTCCGACCCAGAGAGAGCCGAATTGTTTTTGGCGCTCGAAGCGCTCGTTAATCTCGACGAACTCGACCCGCGAGAGATGCTCGCTGAGGATGTTTTCGCCTGTCGCAGGGTCGCCCTCGGAAAGCAGGAACGGGCCATCGCCGAACTCTGTGAGTTCGGTGCAAGGGAGACAAGCGTTTGTGTCGCCCAGGACTTCGCCATCGCCCAGGTAGATGCCAGCCTTGGCAAACTTGAGAGCCGGCGTGAATGTGTTCTGAAGGCCTGCCCAGTCGAGCAGTTGCCCCCAATC